ATACTCATAAATAATAAATCTCCATCTTCTAAAGGTTCTTCTGGTCTTAATTCTCTAAAACCTGTTCGCCATGCACACCTTTCAAACATAGGATCTTTTAAAAATTCTTCTGGTGTGGTTGGCCTTTGCCAATCTCTTAGCTCTATATTTTTTTCTTGTTTATACCAATCTCTTACTAAACTCCAACAGTCTGTTATACCCCACACCCATTGACGACCTAAAATTGGTGGTTTGTATCCACAAGGTTCTAAATATGCCCATTGCTCTGTTTTTGGATTTACGATATGCCAAGGTAAATTACTTTTTTCACAACTAATTTTATCTGCCTGGCTAGGTGTAGGTGGAGTTATTGGGTGACTATGCACTACCCCAACTATATCTCCAGCATTGTCCGCTTTTACATAATCTTCTGGGTCGATAATAAAACATTGATGTTCTGTCATAGAAAGATTACGACAAGGATAATATCTTTCTTTACCTTTTATGTTCAATAGTAAACCACAAGATTCTTTGGGGTCTTCTCTCTTAGCGTGAAGTAGTGCTTTGTATTTCCAAGTCATGTTGCAAACGTACCAATAGAGGGGAAAATAGAACGAGTAGCCTGTCTACCTGGGATCAGTACTCCAGCAAGATCCGTTGGAGCAGCAAGCTCAAATTCAACTATTTCTCTGTTTTCTGAGGATTTTCTATCTATCGAATATATTTCCCTTGGAAATTCTGCTGTAGGATCAGCAGTCGCATTTGTCCCATTACTAAAATTAACAGCATCAAGAAATTTTGCTAATGTTCTTATTCTTGTTACTTTAGCTCCTGTTAAATCATTCCCTACTGTAATATCATTTACACTTAACAGTATTGCTGATATTAGACCTGTTCCATTACTTATCGACAATTTTGGTCTAGGTAGCTGTCCTTTTTGAAAAGAAAAACCAGAAGCCTGTATAGGAAACCTAAGGTAAGCATTACCATCCCAAGTAATTTGACCGTTAGCATTAAGGCTACTACCAGCGTGAAATCTATAAATTGTATTTGCACCATGTAATGCAGTAGATAACTGAAGTGTAAATAATTCAATAATCGCTGAAGGATTCATATCCTGTAAGTTGCTAAAGACTGCTGAGTTAACTGTCATTATGATGCTGGTTCAAATACTTGTCTAAATGTGGCTTGGATAGTGGCTCTATTATTGTACGGTATTGATTTAGTCCAATTTTCGCAAACAAATTTAAAGTTTGAAGCAGTTTCTTCTGGTAAAAAACCTTCAGCAAAATCAAAACTATCACTATCATTTGCTCTAGCATCTAAAAATGTTTCTATTTCGTCTGCTTGAGTTTCTGAAACTTCGTAGGTAAAATTAAACTCTTTTGGGTTTTGATGCTGTGCTAAACCAAAAAGAAGACGATGTTCATAGCCGTCAGCAAAGCGTATAGTACGAGTATTTGGTCTAGCACAG